AACAAGCACAATCACAACAAAGTGACCCACAAACTAAAGCTGCTGAAATGTTAGCACAAGTAGAGCGTGAAAAGGCTCAGTTAAAGGCACAATCAGATGCAGCTAAGATTCAGCTAGACAGAGAAACAATGCAATTAGAAGCACAACAAAAATCATTAGAGCTACAACAAAAAGAAGTGCAACAAACCACTGACTTAGCGTTGAAAGAACTTAAAATCAGATTAGATGCTGAAAGCAAAGATGGTAAGTTAAAAACAGACCAAACTAAGATGATTATGGATGCGTTAGAAAAGATTAACAAAATTGCTACAGGTGGACAGTAATGTTACTTAATTTTGCAGCTCCTAGAATACAACCTAATTTGGTTCAAGCACCAGAATCTAGTATAGACAGAAATGCTGTATTAGGTCTTACTCCATCACAATACTCTGGTTTGCAAAATGTAAGAGACACTGGTTACTACTATGGTGACAATCGTATGTATGAACCATATACAATCACATCTACTCCATCATACTATGGACTGATGTATGGCATGGGCGGCGGTTCTAATCGTGCAGAAGGAACTATTAATGTAGGCAATCAAGCATTCAGACCAGTAGATGTAGACATCACAGGTTTTAGCAAAAGTAAAGCAGATGGTAGTAACATATATAACTATGACCCATCTATGGCATATGTGTTATCACAAACACCACGCAGCATACCTACACCAACACCGAATGTAACATCATTCTTATCGACCCCAACTGCTATGGCGACACCTCAAGGTAACTATGGAGCTGGGAGATATTTAAGTGGACTACTAGGTTCACCAATTTCATACGGACTACCAAATGACCAGACAGGAAGCGATTCGTAACATCCTTCAATCACAAGATTTTTTAGATGTGGTTAAAGAATTACGAGAAAACCAATTAAACAGAATTATCTACTCTAACGAAGACGATGCCAAAGAGCGAGAACAAGCATATGTCCGAGTGAAGACGATAGACGAACTCATGGGTTATCTTGAATCCATCGCTAAAGACAGCGAGATAAAAGATAAAGCATGGAAGATATTATAGACTTTTCTATAATGGCAACCCTTGCCTAAAGGGAACATTAAGGAAATACAATGAGTGAAGAAACCATGACTCCTGAACAAGGAAGTGGAGAACTAACTGTGAATGAAGCTGCTGCACAATTTGAAGGCTTTTTATCAGCAGGTGAGGACTCCAATGAGCAACCAGAAACTGTTGAAGCAGAAGCTAGCGAATATGTAGAAGAGGAAGTATCGGAAGGTGAAGAGGAAGTTGTAGCCAATGATATGGAAGCTCAAGATGAAGGTGACGAAGAAGCTGAGGTTGAAGAAGAGGAACTTGAAGAAGAAGCTCAACGCTTTGTAGTTAAGGCTGCTGGCGAAGAGAAAGAAGTAACCCTCGATGAATTAATGCAAGGCTATCAACTTGGTGCTGATTACACGAAAAAGACTCAAGAAGTTGCTGAACAACGCAAAGCTGTTGAAGCTGAAGCAAAGGCAATTCAAGAGGCTAAACAAGTTAGGGATACATATGCTCAACGCTTGCAGGCTATTGAACAATTCTTGACCTCTGGTGAAGATAGTCAAGAAGACCTAGCAGCAATGAAGGAAAACGACCCAATAGGATATGCAGTCAAAGTAGCAGAATTGACTGAGAAAAAAGAACAGTTGGCCCAAGTTCGTGCTGAACAGCAACGCCTTGCACAACAGCAACAAGCGGAGCAGCAGCAGAATATGACTCAATTTGTTCAACAGGAAGCAAACAAACTTTCACAAGTCCTACCAGAGTTTTCAGACCCAACCAAAGGCGAACAAGTCAGAAACGAAATTCGCAATTATGGTAAAAGTATTGGCTTTACAGATCAAGAGTTATCACAAGTATACGACTCTCGTCATGTATTGACATTACACAAAGCGATGATGTACGACAAGCTTCAGAAGTCTAAACCAGCCGTCAATAAAAAGGTTGCTAAAGCACCAAAGATGGTTAAATCAGGCACTAAAGTTAAACAAGGTAATACAGACATTCGCAAAAAACAAATGAATAAGCTAAAGCAAACTGGTAAAGCCAGAGATGCCGCAGCTCTTTTTGAAAACTTTATATCATAAGGAAGTGAATAATCATGGCAACATATAAAACATATGAATCAGTAGGTAATAGAGAAGACCTCACTGATGTAATTTATAACATCTCTCCAACAGACACACCATTTATGTCCTCTGTTGGTAAAACAAGTGCAACTGCTGTTTATCACGAGTGGCAAACAGATTCATTAGCTGATGCTTCTACTGCTAACGCTGTAGTTGAGGGTGCTGATGCTTCATCTGCAACACTTGCTCCAACAACTCGTGTTGGTAACAGAACACAAATCTCACAAAAAACTATCCAAATCGCTGGTACTTTAGAGTCTATCGATAAGGCTGGTCGTAAGTCTGAAAAAGCATATCAGTTATCAAAAGCTTCTTCAGAGCTAAAACGAGATATGGAAAAAATCTTATTATCTAACCAAGCAGCCGTTACAGGTGATGCTTCTACAGCTCGTAAATTAGGTTCTTTACAAGCATGGGTAGAAACAAACTATGTTGGTGCTGGTACAGCAGGTGCTGACGGTACTACAGCTCGTGTATCTGGTACAGATGCAGCATTCACAGAAACAATGCTTAAAAACGCAGTTAAATCTGCATACGAACAAGGTGGTAACCCATCAGTTCTTATGGTAACACCAACACAGAAACAAGTTGTTTCAGGTTTTGCTGGTATTGCTGAGCAGCGTTATCAAGCTCCATCAAACGCTCCTACAACTATTGTTGGTGCTGCTGATGTATACCTATCAGACTTCGGTACATTATCTGTTGTTCCTAACAGATTCATGTCTGCTGATGCTGATGATGACGGTGAAGTAGCATTCGTTCTTGACCCAGAGTACGCATCTATTGCTTACTTAAGACCATTCGCTACAAACGAATTAGCGAAAACTGGTGACAGCGAAAAAACACAGCTTTTAGTTGAATACACTCTTGAAGTGAAAAACGAAAAAGCTCATGCAATTATTGCTGACTTAGCAGAGTAATACGGTTAATAGCCCTCATCACGAGGGCTTTACCCTTAAACTGTCATATATGACATATTGGATAAATTATGGCGAAGATATTAGAAAAAGATAATATTAGAGACAAAGTAGCACACAACACCGAAGACGGTGGATTAGTGATTGAGACTGCACAAGATGTATCAAGCATCGTAGAACAAAACAAAAAAGAATATAACGCAAACAATGGTCGATGGGGCGGTGATGTCTTTGACAATAAGATTGCATCCATACCATTAACCGTTATAGACGATTTAAACAAAGCAGGCATCATGCGTGGATTTCATGTATTAGACCAAAAGAAATTTAAGGCATGGTTAAACAACCCAGACAATAGATTCTTTAGAACAAGACAAGGCAGAGTATAATGGCATTTACTAGCTACTCAACATTAAAGACAACGATTGCAGATTATCTTGCTCGTAGTGATTTAGATACAAAGATACCTGACTTCGTTCGTTTAGCAGAAGAAAGATTGCGTAGAGACTTACGCATTAGACAAATGTTAAAGGTAGCTACGACTGCAACCACATCAGGTGACTCTACAGTGGCTTTGCCATCTGACTTTCTTGCAATGAAAGACATACACTTAGACACAAACCCTGTCAAAGTATTACAATTTCAAAACACTTCTAACTTCTTTAGAAACGCTAGAACAACTGATAGAGGTGTTCCTACCATGTATACATTATTAGGCACGGAGTTTCAGTTTGCTCCATTACCTGATAGTGCATATACATTAAGAATGGTGTACTACTATAAACCTGACTTTTTATCAGACTCTACACCTTCTAATTTATTTTTAGCTAACTGCCCAGACTTACTGTTATATGGTGCATTAGCAGAAGCAGAACCTTATCTAATGAACGATGAACGATTAGCAACATGGTCAGCGTTATACGATAGAGGTCTAGCATCATTAAGAGCAAGTGATGATGATAGCGAATATCCATCTTCTCCAATGTCAATAACATTATCAACGAGGTAAATCATGGCTGAATTTAGTAATTATTTAGAGAACGCAGTAATAGATGCAGTTCTTAGAAACACATCTTACACATCACCTACAACAGTATATGTAGGTTTATATACATCAGACCCAACAGATGCAGATTCTGGTACAGAAGTATCAGGTGGTTCTTATGCAAGAACAGCAGTTACATTCTCTGCACCATCGAATGGGGTTACAAGTAATTCTGCTGATGTCGAGTTTCCACAAGCAACAGCATCATGGGGTTCTGTTACTCACATAGGTTTACACGATGCAGCTAGTGGCGGTAACTTATTATTTCATACAATTTTAGACACAACTAAAACTATTGATTCTGGCGATATATTTAAAATCGCATCAGGCAACTTAACAGTTACATTAGACTAAGGATAGATAATGGCATTAGTCGTTAAAGATAGGATAAAAGAAACCACCAATACGACTGGCACAGGCACACTGACACTGAATGGTGCTGCCGATGGTTTTCAGTCTTTCTCAGCTGTTGGTGATGGCAATACTACATACTATGCTATTGTTTCTACTAATGACTGGGAAGTAGGTATTGGGACT